AATAGCCGTGACACTAGCATCATAGTTCCACGATCAAACTTTTTGTTCTGTCCTTTGCGGTACTTGTCAAACCGTATGCTCATCTGGCTACGAGGGAATCGTGTCAAGTCCATAGCGGAAGGTCTGCCATCGGTGTGCATGACAACCAATGCCTCATGTGCTTTTTCGTTGATGTACTCATGGATTAACTTGAAGGCATCCGTCGCGTTGTCCTTAACGCTATTGCGTAATACATCCAGTTGGTTCACGCCCCACTGCACACCTATCTCCGGGTTGTATTTTATCAAGCCTTCTTCCTGTGCTATGCGACCACCAACATCACCAAGGACAAGGTTTGTTTCCCAGTAGCGTTCCGAACCTGTGAACGTACAGCCGTACCGGCCCTCGAATGTATCCATGCTCTCTATAATAAGTTCTCGTAAGTGTGTCTCTCCTCTGGCCAGGAAGGCTTTAACATATGCTTCGCCCGCAGCACCGTGGTTGTCTGATAAAAACTTGATGATACTACGCCCTGCGTTACTACTCTTGTTGAACATCTTGTGCATAGGCATCTCGACTTCAAGTAGCCTAGCCATCTGTGCATCGCTCTCCATACCAGAGGCTGCTAGCTTGGAAATGAATGATGTATTGGTGGACACTATCACACAGGTAGCCCACTCTTTGACTTCGCGTTCCTCGATAGTGCGAGTCAAACGCTTCTTGTCCTCGCCCTGTGTGACTGCATAACAGAAGTCTCCTATGTATTTGTCCTCCATCATGCCTGCCTCATCAATACTCATGGGTAGATTGCAGTACATTCCTAGCCTGTTGAACAGTGCGTTCTGGGTAAACTTGGCAGAAACGTGGAGCTTATCAGGGTTGCCCCACAAAGACTGCGCCCATAGCTGAGCAAGTGTTTTGCCCGCACCTGTCTTACCAAAGAGAGACATGGTTATACCTTTGAGTCCTGTCAAAGCCCATAGAGGCGCACCAAAAGAATGGTTGAGAGTGAACATATGTGCAGGTAGATTATGTGTTTGGAGTATTCCTGTAGCGTTTACCCATTCTTCTAAGCTACCTTTCTGTGTAAACAACGTGTTGCCAAGGCGGTTGGTATTTGCAGTAAGAGCTATGTCATCGGCTACTACCGTGCCGTCACGCCCACGTTTGTATACCTTATCGCCCACTACAAATTGAGTGTAGTTCTCTTTCCACCCCATCGAGCTGTGGATATTTGTCATTGTCTTAGTCTTGCGAAGCTCGTCCATATATGATCGTAACATCATTTGGAAATCCTTTATCTGTTTGTCCCCTCTCAGCACGATACCTTGATCAGCTATGGACGTAGGGAACTCACGGCTCCCATAGTTAAGGTATGCTTGTCGGAATACTAAGTCTTGCCAGCCAACATGCCTACGTTTCCATTTAAATCTAACAGTCTCGTAACCTAAAGATTGATCCTTGCCGTAGCTAACTGGATACACCTCAAAGGGGCATACGGTTATATGTGTTCCATCTACCTGACACACCATAACAGTCTGTCCCTTCTTGCTTACTCTTTCATAGGGCCAAGGTACTACAACGTCACGAGCCACTTCATCTGGTGCATCAGAACTAGCAGCAACTTTTTCATACTGCACACCCAGTTGAGCCGGGCTAGTAATGTTTCCTTTATGCTTGCACTTATTACATCCGTTAGGTCTATCGTCTTCAATTTTAGTACAGGTTGCTGGTCCGGTAGTACTAGCCATCCAGTGTGCCATCTTCCTCAGCGTGGTGGCCTCGTTGTAATCTGGATGCTTCATACTCCATAGCTTAGCTGTCTCTTCTGGGTCAACACAGTGCGCAGCTACGCCAAGCATGTCATACCACAGTGGCTCTGGAACGTCTTTCTGGTTATCGGTTATCCACTTGATCTGTTGGCAACCATCGATCACTAGACTAGGTACAGCTGGAGTAAACTCAACGCTAAGTGCATCGCTTAACCCTGTGTCCCTGTGTACAGGGGCGACTGTTTGTGCCATAGGTACAGAACTCACTGCTCCCAAGATGTTTTGGAGAACTTGTATTTCTGTAGGGGCCGCGTCCATGAGCACGACAACCTCGGCTTTGTTCTTCGGATTGTGTGTACCTACAGGGCGTAGCACCCTTGCGCTGTCAGCAGTAACAGCTGGATCGAAGGCAAAGCCGTTCACCTTAAACTTATCTTTGAGCGCATTGGCTAAGGGTTGCCAATCTGCTGGAGTTAGTCCCTTCTCTAACACCCAGTAAACATGAAGTCCTCGCCCAGATGATATGATCATGGGCCTTGGCATACCTGTAACCGCAATAAATTTTGCTAGCGCAGCAAGCCCTAGTTTTTGTGTAGCGTAACCCTTATCTTCTATAGGGTCACCGCTATTATCAACTTGGTCTACTTTGTCAGAACCGCAATCGATGTCGAGGAACAAAGTCTTGTTCAGACATACATTCTTTTGTGTGCGGTTGCCCTTCTTCTCGAAAGAAGATACGGCGTAGTAGACATTGTTACCATTTTTATCTGCCATGAGGCAGTAGTCTGCGAGTTCTCCCACTGTGGAGAAGAAGGCTTGTTGGGGTGCTTCCCCGCTATTTATTATTATTGATGTATAAAAGCCTTCTGTCGGAAGAACACGCTGTAAAAACTCCAGCGGTATCATATTATTTCTTTCTTAACCCAGTCGGTTAGTCAGAAAAGGGGAGCCGAAACTCCCCTCGTCTGATACATGTTACTCATCTTTACTCATTAGTTCAACTAGATAGTCAAACCTTTGTGCAGAAGGCATGGCAATAACATCAGGGGACGGCCATTCTTGCTCGGTCATTACCCCCATCACCTTGCGGAGTACCGCTCTTACATTAGAGTCATTACCCTTACGGATAGGTTTGTTCTTAACCCACCCAGCGTAAGTAACTCGTGACACAGCCAATAATTTAGCCATCTGTGTCATAGTAAGAAGCATATGCTTCCGCAGCGCCTCGACATTATCGAAGTTAAGCGGTGCATTAGACATCGTCAGCTACCTCCTTCATTAGGTTTTCGATTTCAGTAGCAAGGCCAGCAGTTCCTTCAGCAGCAGCAGGAGCAGCCGTAGGTTCTTCTGCTACTTTTTTAGTTGCTTCCTCAGGTACTTCTGCGCCAGCAACTACAGTGGCTGCACCAAACCCAGTTACTTTCTTTTCAGCAACAGGTTCTGAAGAGGGTGTCACAGGTGCAGGTGCAGCTGTAGGAGGCTCAACTTTTTCAGAATCAGGTATCACTTGAAGTTTAACTACAGGAGCAGCTACTGCACTAGAAGCCGGATTCATACCAGTGATTTCCATAACTTGTGCTGAACCAAACAATGGGTCCACCTTGCTTTGTACTTCTTCAGTGAGTAGCCCGCCGAACCCAAACTCTATCTTCGGGTATGACGCATCCGTATCAAATGAAACAACGGTACGCACTACTTCGGTAGGGATATTACGCATCTTCAGTCCAGTGTTATACTTGTTGAGGCCCTTCAATGCAGACGCAGTGACTTCTAATAAGTAAGTAGGGCCACTTGGATCATCAGCAGACACAACAGCTAGACGTTTCTTATCGGCACATGCCTTCACCTTAGTGCCTTGAGGAGTAATACGGCTACCATATGCGTTCTGTGGACAGCCAGCGCAGATATCGTTCTGAGGCTGAGTGCTATCTGGATGAGGCTTATCTCCCTGTAATGAGTAGCAGTCAGGAGCAGTCGGTTCCGCATCTGGATTCCACGCTGAAGCATACCAAGCCTTTGATAGACCCGGATTGGCTCCTACTATAACAACTTCTAGAGCGTTAGTATCCAGTACAGACTCAGCTCCATCATCAATTAGACGGAAGCGAGAACCTTTGATTGAGATGCGAGGGAATCCTGCACCACCTCCACCAATACCACCGCCAAGGCTATCGCCTAGTGCAGATGGTTTGCCGACACGGTCAGCAAGATGTGCAGGTATTTGTAAGTCAAGTGGTATAATATCGTTAGTCATTTTTTCATCTTCCTCATTTCGTTTGGTTGAAACATTTCACCCTGCTTGGGTTCAACATCTAGTTTAAGCCGCGCTTGTGCAGCGATGATTTCTTCTGCTATGCCAACTTCATCTTTTGCGTATATAAATAAAGATTGGTCTTGTAGTTTTCCGTGAACCTCTAATATAAACCCATTAGATATTAGGTGTACTGACATAACAGGGCTGTTATTAGAGAGGTTCATGCTTTCTTAACCGGCATACGTACCGACACTCCTATCTTAGTCCCAAAGTTTACGCCATCTGGAACTGTCTTGTTTGCGTCGATATAGCCACGGACTGCTCTCTTACTTACACCCCTAGTCAGCACATCCCACGCTTCGTTCTCCTTAACCCATGCCATTACTACATCCCAGTCAGCCACGCTAGCGTAGTCACTGGTAGATAGAAACGCAGTACCTGCATCGGTCTTGAAAGACTTCACACCTGTCTCATCCGACTTAGCCTGTATCCATGCTTCTAGTTTGAGCATATTCTCCTTGATACTTATAAGTTGTTCTTTGGTGTCAGCCTCAATAGCTTCTTTGTTCCTGCGTAACTTGAGGTATGTCTCGATTACGCTAGCTACAGTTAACTCAGCCATCTCCTAGTCCTCCATCTCTTCTTGAATTAAATCCAGCAACAGCCCTTGTAGCCGCTGCTTAGTCTCCAGTCTCTTATACATTTTACGTTCCAACTTCGTCCCTTCTATATGAATTACGTTTGAGGTATGACGTTTACCTATCCGTTCTACTCGTCCGTTGGCCTGTACATACTGCTCATTGGAAGTAATAGGGCCGTACCATATGATGGTTGAAGCAGCAGTTAGAGTTAGACCATGCGCCATCGTTGCAGGGTGGGCTATGATAACATGCGGATTAGTCTCGTTCTGAAAGTCGTTAAAGATTACGTTGCGCTTCTTACTAGGTACTGCACCATTGACAATAGCTACACTCCATCTCTTGCTAAGTTCTCGTTCAAGCATATTGAGTGTTCCTGTTAGAGGTACGAAAACAATCACCTTCCCCCCAACTTCTTCTATAACCTCACGCACTGTGTCTACGCGCGGCTTGCAGTTAAGTTCTACGCTGTTTTTCTTATCGTCGTAGGCTACTCCGCAAGCTATCTGGACCAGCTTCTGTATCTTGACCGCCTCATTGACAGCGGTAATTTGTGCGCCACCAGCAACATCAGTAAGGAAATGCTTCATCATCTTGTCGTAGTGCGTACGTTGCTCAGAAGTCAGCTTGACCTCGCGTGTCTGGAATACAGTGGATGGGAGGTCGAAACAGTCTTCTCGTTTGTATCGCACTGATGGTTGTAAAATATGTTTCACAGTGTCGAGCGCACTTGCGCGGGGAACATATGAGAACTGCCCAAACTTTTCCATTGTCTGATCACGGAAAGCAGTGAACGTACGTGGTGCGTAAGGGCTATCAACTAACTTAGCAAGAGCCCATGCATCAGTAGGCACGTTGGGTGTAGGCGTACCAGTCATCAACCACAACCTCATGTCAGGGTGCATTGCTAACCATTTACGAAACGTCTTGAACTTGTTGGTCGATGGGTTGCGATAGATAGCTGCCTCGTCCACAATCACTAAGTCAAACATATCTACAGTATCATCACATATAATAGAGAAGCCGTCGTGGTTGACGATGTAGAAGTCAACGTCTGTCTTTAATAGCTTGAGCCTTCGCTTAGATGTACCGTGTAGAGTTACGGACTGTCTATGGATAAGCCCTTTAAATATTGCATCCCCCCAAACACGTTCCAGAGTAGACAGTGGTGAAATGATAAGTACCTTCTTAACAATACCCTGTTTCATTAAGTAGTCAGCAGACCACAGTGCGCTGTGCGTCTTACCTGTTCCTATCTCGTTAAGAACTAAAGCCTTGTCATTCATAGTAAGGAAAGCAGAAGTCAGGCGTTGATGTTCATATGGTGTAAACTCCCCCGGCCAGTCATAGTAATGCATGATGGGGGCTGGAGCTTTAATACCAAGATTACGTAGGACACGCACCTCGTCAGGCTTATGCGGAACGATAGTCAAGTCGTTACCATTGTGATTCAACTTCTTAGCTGTAGGTATACACTCCATAACACGTTGTGGATTGTTAAGTTTAAGAGCAATAGCTTTGGCTTGTTCAATGACGAGCATAAATATCTTCCAGTAAATCAAGTGCGTCTTCAACATGTTCGAGTGTAGCTTGGTCGTACACAACAAAGCATTTACCCCCAGTGCCTACTATCTTCTCCATGCACTGCGTCTGTAAAGCGGTGGGTTTTCTAGTCTTGTTAGCCTTAGCTTCAATACCTATGAACGCACCTCTTGCGCATACTATATAGTCAGGTACACCAGACCTACCAAATGGACCAGCCTGTGGTTTAAAGAACCAGATGCCTTTACGTTTAAGCAACTTGTCAATCTTCTGTTTAATTTTTCCTTCGGGAGTCATACCCATTGTATAGTCCTAACCTTACATTGATGTCAAGTTTTAAATCCTTGCAAATTCACATAGATGTTTTGCTGGGCACCAAGGGCACAGTCCACTTGGTTTTGCAGGCCATGTGTTAACTTCTAACGCAGCCTCTATACGGTGTATCTTTGTGTAGAACTTATTCCAGAGAGCAGGTGCTTCTTCTATTGTGTAAACTTCCGTATCCATTATCATATCTTTAAGCCAAACGAGACTGGTCTTTACACGTTGAACTTTAGGGTGGTGCTTAAACACTTGGATAGCAAACAGTTCCATTTGAAAAAAGTCAGGGCGGTGCTTACCTGTCTTCCAATCAGCAACCACGGCATCGGGACCGTTAAGTACGAGGACATCTATCTTAGAGCGTAACCATGCGTCCTTGTCCCACCACCCTGTTGGTTCTAACTTATCATTAAGTGTCATCTCTTGTTCAGGAAATACCTCACCGGGAAGACTAGTAAATGCGTCAAGTAAGGGTTGATACTTGACAACTTGTTTTGATACGCCTTCCCCCTTGAGTGCAGCTTCAAGCTCTTCATGTACACGCTGTCCATGCAATGCAGCCTCACCAAAGGATGGCTTAACCTCCTTAGTGATACGTTGCATATGATATTGCTTTGGGCAGTTATCAAACTGTTTGAGGGCAGAGTAAGAGTGGGAAAGTTTAGTCACTTACATTCTCCATAGTTGTCACCTATTGCAGACTCGCAGGCTACTGGTAACAACAAAGCCCACGGCGGAGGAGTACTCATCACTCTCTCCATAACTTGTTGTGCTAAGTCAACCTGACTAAGCACGGGGGCGCACACGTTCTCATCATGCACTTGTAACACAACAGGAAACCCAGCTTGGGTGATCGCTGTCGCTTGCTCAGACACCACGATCCGAGCCAAGGCCTGAACAATATTCTCTGTTACCTTACCTCCGTAGATGTTCGTCCAGTTTATACTATCTTCGGAGTTGGCTAACTTACGAAACTCTCTAGCGTTTGCTATATATTGATACCCATCCTTGCCTTGGCATAGCCCATTATACCTGATCACCATGCCATTGGGTAGCTCTATTCCATCTGGTGAATAAGGTAATGTGTCACGGATAACACCGCTTCTTCCAGCTACCATGTTGGTAAGCATAACATCGCACTCACGCCATAATCCTTTGATCGCTGCAAACTTATTGCGGTAGAAGTAAACGATACGCTTAGCCTCAATCTCGTCGATGATAGTATTGGCTCTCCTCAACGTGTCCTCAAACTTGTCACTACCCATGCCGTATCCCAGCCCAAGGATGCAAGTCTTACCAACAAAGCGAGAGACACCTAGATCGCCAGCAAATAACTGGTAGACATCTTCACCCTTTCTAAACTGCTCAACTAAGTCTGTCTGCTTGGCTATGTAAGCTAGGATACGAGCTTCAATCTGGCTGGAATCACATGCTATAATCTTATGTCCATCGGGGGCGCAGAGGGCAGAGCGTATGGCGTTACCTTGTCTGGAGGGTAAGTTCTGGAGATTAAGTTTATCCCCTCCACTGAAACGTCCAGTGTGTGCGCCGTAGTAATTAAGCATGATAGGTAGTGGGCCACGCTTGGAAACATCTATCAGACGTTGAGTCCGTGTCTCCTCAATGGTTGACTTTACACCCATCCTTGCCTCAACTACTGCTACTACCTTATCATCTTCGCTATCTAACAAGTCGAGTAGCCCTTGGTCTGTCTTGGCGAAAGCGTAAGTTTCTTTATCTGGATTAGATGGACTGATCTTCATTGGTACTTTTGCACCTAATTTATTTAGTAGTTCAGCAAACTTAGGGTTGGACATAAGCACCTTCTTTGCCGACTCCTCCCCTCCTAGCCGAGCTAGGAGCTCATGTTTTTTTGCTTGAACTTCCAGAAGATGTTCCTCTAACCCAAACCTATCAAGCTCCAGGGACGGTTCGGTGTACATCCTGATGGTCTGATCAATCACCATAAGTTCACTAACAGGGAAACCCTTCTTGAGTTTCTTAAATAACTTCCACGTTATATCACTATCGTTCATGCAGTAGTCGCCATAGGCTTTAAGCTGTGCTGGTGTGAAGTCCTTGCGCCTCTTACCTTTAGCATCTATGACCTCCGTACCCTTCCTCCCTATACCATAATGCAGAGACAACATCTTGAGCGAACCCCCAACTGTGGCGTTGTGCTTGGGTCTTGCCATTGATAGTGTATCCAACCATAATTTAGGCTTGACATTGTATATCCACGAGAGTATGGCCCCATCGAAAACAGTATTGTGGCAGAGAATAGCCTTGTCACTGTAGTCTAATCCTTTAAGAAACCCTCTAACATCGCTACCGCTGTACCAACAAGCAGGGTCTTCGTTAACCTTGACGCTAACACCTATCACCTCAAACAAGTCTGACCTAACGTACTCCTCAGTAGTTATCTTAGAGAGGCTGTACTCTTGGGAATAAAAAGTTTCAAAGTCAATCGTTACGATATCCATATACTGCTACCTTCTCCGTTTACGTTCGGCGTGAATCATACGGATAGTCTCGGCGTATCCTGCTATATCGTTGATGGTATCCTGATGATTGGGTGTCTCAACAAGACGACATACCTTGATCCATATCATGTTAAGGGCAACCCTGACCTCACGGTCAGTACATTTATCTATGACCTCGCAACCTACCGCTATATTTCTAAAGTTATCCAAAGGATGACCGTATACTTTTCCTCTCTCTGCAACAAGTTTCTGTATGCTCATCATACTCTCCTAGAGTTTATATGTTTTAACACCCAACCCACAGTGGACGGAGTGATCTATCGCTATCTTTACTGCGGTCTCAGCATTTGCACCCATAGCAAGTGCGCCGTAAGCAAAGTCTTTACCTTCCCCAAAGGCACATTTATGGAGTCCATGTTCAATAGGGATTACACCTTGTTCGTATCGGTATAACCCATGCCTATTAACAACAATAAAATGACAGAACTGTGACGTTAGTTGTGCGTTGGGGAACTTGTTGTGCAGACCTCCCCCTTTAAACCAATCACGCATTTGTAAGATAGTTTGTAATAGGCCAGCACCAGACAGTATAACTTTACCTTCGTCACAGTCATGATACCACGCTTTCTCTGTCTCCCATTGTGATGCGCCGTCAGTAGCACCGCTATCAGTAGCCAAAGTATTCCCATCCCATACTATAACTGTCACCTTATATTAGCCCCCTCGACCATCGTATCGCTTCCCATCCATTTTTCTCCGTATATATTCCTCACGTTTCTCATCGTTCTTAATAAATGGAGGCCAACCTTCTAGTTTAGCTTTTATTTTAACGTGAGACTTATGTCGCCCCTCATTAGTAAAGTTGCAAGTATTGGTTGTTGTTCGTATCATAACCTATCACTCCTGTAAAGTTGTTTACTCACTTCTTTTGATGAAGTGTTTTACCAAACACCCCATATTCTCTGCGTAGTATCTGGCTATACCTATTAAACACAGTATCTATTACCGACAAAACATCTTTCTGATCTACAAGCGCATGAGAACTAGACCAATAAGGGTCTGGTGAGACTGACTGTACAAATGCCATGAGAATATCTTCTGAATATACTTCTTTCTTCATACAACGGACGAGTTTCTTCCGTAGTTCTTTGGCTGTATCCCAGTCAACAACCATTGGCGTACGTTCAGACCACTGTAGTTTTGCGTTTTCCATACGCATCTCATTAACTTTTTGTATATGCATAGTTAATGCACCTACTTTGGCTCTCGTTTTAAGTCCACGTTTGAATCGTTTAAGATCACGCAACCAAACTTTACGCTTCTCTGGAATAGGTTCTACGGACTCATCTGGTTCGGGGTTAATACAAACACCAGACACCAGATCAAACTTGATACCTTTATAGTACTGTTGGCTGTTAGCTTTATTTATCGTTAAGTAATGCTTATATAGTGAAGGGTGTGAAGGATATTTAGAGTGCGCACCAATTCGATAGTGACCTTTACCAAATCGTTGCACCATAAAAGGTGTCATAGCATGAAGTGCCATGACTATACTATTACTATTACGCAATAACTCTTCTTTGGGTAAGAGCATAGTTAACCTGTTGTTCGGAGTAATAGAAGCAACAGGTTCATAGTGAAAGCCGTGTGCCCAGTGAGGCATACATATCATAAACGTACTCTTCTCCTTAAACATTCTCCAGTTGGCAGGCAGTGGTTTACCCTTCCTTTTATTACGGCACGTAGCCCATATTTTCTCTGCATCTTTATATGATTTCATAATGTCCATGTCACTCTCCTAACGTGTCAATTTATTGGCGGTAACGTGTCCAGTTAACTTATTAAGGTCAACTTCTTCTGCTAAGTTCTTCGCTGTCTCGCTAGTCTTGGTACGCACCAGTACCTCACGGTGCTTCTCCTTCTTTTCCTCTGGTATTAAGTCCCACAATGCAGGCCACGCCTTGAGTGCAGGGGCTAGTGTTGAGTAGGCATTGATAACTTCCTTTACCCCATCAACAAACATCTTTTGTTCCTGTTCTAGTGTGTGTATTTTCTGACACCACTCTCTATACTCCTCCTTGATATCCCTCCATCTAGGATCATCGGTATTGAGCGTCCAACCTGAACTACGTACAGCCCCTGTAAGGCCCAAGCTCTCATTGTCAGTCTCGCTCATATCATAGGGAAACCTACGGTAATTCGATTGATCCGTCTTTTCGTCTAGGTTTTGCCAAGATAAACGTGCAACTCTATTAAAGCTCTCGTCCCAACCAGTTCCTCTAAACCCATTGAAATTTAAATTCTGTTGGATACGAAAGTATCCCTTGGGTAGATCGTACATCATCTTCTTGGTATCTTTAAATGCCAAGTCATAGATATTACCAGCCCAGTTATCTGGGGCTACCTCCGCTTCTTCAATACGCTCTTGAAATATTTTCTTTGCTTTTATTTCTATCGTAGATCTTAAGTCTTCGCTAAATCTTACTGTTGTCATAGTTACTCTCCTAGTTATCGAACCAAAATACAATGCGAGCATCATGCTTCGCATCAAAGTCGTCATCGTAGTCAGTGAAGTCATAGCCTCCAGCGCAATACACTTCCTTACTATGCAGGTCTTTGCCTTGTAGTCTGTCTTTAGTAGAGTCTGCTATTGCAGACTCTGTTGTAGCATATAGCTTGGTAAACTTAGCCAAACTTAGATATGAATGGCTGTGTCCATCGCAATCCCACCTATCTATATGCATCCTTGCAAGTTCTGAAACATCTTCTGGAACGCCAAGCGGTGCTAGCCCTTCACCACGTATACTAGCTAACTTAGCAAACAGTTCATAATCTCTCCCTGTTATTCGAGGCCAAGTGCTATTAAAATCAACTTGCAATCCATATAATGTAGTCGTATCAAGATGAGGGTAACTGTGTATGCCTACCCATCCATCATTATGTTTCTGCTCAAGCACCATGTGTATGTCAGCACCCATTGTCTACCTCCTTTCTTGGTTTCAGTCTGATGGCTACATCACCATCTGTATCAAGTTTAACCTCAAGTTTACCCTCCGCTAGTCCATACAAAGTATTGGAGAGATGGTCATTAGTCTTCTCTATTTTTCGTATCGCAACTTGTTGTGCAATTAAAAACCAAATTGCACATACAACTGCTAGGCAAGTGATTTCTAAATCGTTCACATCATCACCACTTCACCGAACGGTGCTTCCTTTTCGCCGTTGGATACCCACAGTACAGGGTGGTCAGGCTGTTTGCCAAAGCTATTACAGTACAGATCAGTCAGGAATACTGTAGCAACAGGCTCTATATCATGCTCCTCCATGTATCTGAACACTGGAGCAAAGTCAGTACCGCCTCCACCATGAGGCTCAACATGAAGCTCGTCATCTTTACTGAAGGATTCGTAGTGAGATACTTCATTGTCAAAATATATGAGGTGTATCTTCCTAGGCTTGTGATCTTCATGCACAGCCAGTAACTCAGCGGTGAACTGGTTGAGATCATCCGCTCCTACTGACCCCGAACAGTCAATAGCAAAGGCTAACTCACCCATTGCTTCACCACTAACAGATGGTAGGTATAAACCCTGTGACATATACCTACGATTTGGCCTAGCAAAAGTCCTTGTATCAGACCTACACTTCTCAACAAATCGGCGCAACACTTCACGCCAATCTACTTTGGGATTAAGCACCTCATCAACAAGCCTTGCCATACCAGATGACATCTTACCCATCATCTTAGCGGCTTGAGCGGCTTGTGCTACAGAGACTTTCATCTCAGCGGCGGCTTGGTCTTTATCTGCTTGCGTACCCTCACCGTCTTCACAGTCCTGCCAGCCTTCGCCTCCAGAACCTGTTCCACTATCGCCGTCACCCTCTTCTTGTTCGGGTAGCAACTTGAATATACCGTCAGTAGTACCGCCACCAGCATCATACATACTAGTATCCTGTAGCCCACCCTCTGGCATCTTGCCTATACCATCGGCAACAAGTAACTCGTTGATGACATAGTCACCAGCTATATTCCATCGTTGGTGATCTCTATCATGTCTACGCCAAGGATGCTCAAACATGGGGTGACATATCTCATGAGCTACAAGGAATTTAAGCTCCTCGTCAGTCAGGTTCTCAATGAAGTGAGGGTTAAACTTTACCCTCTTGCCATTAGTACCTGCTGTTGGAACATCTTCTGATAACTCAAATGGCATCTTCATGGCAAGCGTACCAATGAACGGATGCTCTAAGATCAAGGCTGTCTTAGCCTTCGCCAACTTCGTAGTCAAATCAACAGACATCTTCTTCTCCTCTCTCTTCTGCTAAAGATAAAGCTCTCTGTTTCTCGATCTCCATTATAAACGTCATCAAGACACCTGCTGGCATATAGAACAGCAAGTCCTCAACGTGTTGTGCAACTGTTCTCTCCTCAAACATCTGGTCAATCCAGATACTAAAGGCACTAGGATGCATCTCCTTGATTGCACCTAGCTCTTCTTCAGTCACCACACACCTCCTATCCAACCTAGTAATGTACCGATACCTATACCAATTAATATACGCATGGTAGCCTCCTTCCTACGTTTACGTTTTATCTTTGAGGGTATGCTCATGATGCATCGCCCATGAAACCAGCCATCTGCTTCATGATAGCCTCAGCATCCTTCGCCGTATCACGGCGTACATCAGGATCATTCTTGATAGCTTCGGGATGTAGCTTGAATAGCTTCTGCTCTGCCTTACTACGCATATCCTCAAGGTCTTTATCATCAGTAAAGTTAAGCCTTGACAACATCTTGCAGAGGTCTTGTGCATCCTCGTATGTCGCCGTATGAAATACGTTTTTGGGATCGCCTAGTCTCTCAGCTAACCACTCCACCTTATCATACAGCCTCTGCCATACATCCTTCATAGCAGTCTTACTGCTCTCAGCAACACGTTCCTCAAGCTCTGCTGTTATGGTGTCTATTTCACCATCTGCTAGCTCAACTCTGAAATCACCTGTTGTTGGTACAGGTAAGAAGGTTAGGTTCATACGGAACTTATGCTTGAGGTCAGCCATCATAGGGTAGTCCTCTATCTTGAACAGGTTGCCAAGAATACGCTCCGCATCTTGCCTGTCACTTAGATATCCTTCAAAGAACTTGTCACACAGCCCATCCCATACTGCCTTCTTCTTGCGGTACTCTGTAGTGAAGGCAAGGTAGTTTGCCGAAGGTAGGATAAACGTACCCTCGATACCCCAAGGCAACGTGTTGTGGTAAAAATCTTTGCGGATACAAGCTGTCTCTCTATGCACATCCGCTAACGTGTTACAGGTAGGTAATAGAGTCTTATTAAAATTGCCAACACTACCTATCGCACCATTGCTGTCAGCAACTTGTTTACTGGCTTGCTTATCCAGCTTTCTCGCCGTCCATTGGCTAACGCCAAGGTGAACGAGTAACGCCTTATCACTTAAATGCATATCATTTCACTCCTAGTCTAAGTTTGGTTTCAAAAGCAACCCGCTCATCGGGATACTCCAACCATATCTTCTCTATGTTCCAGATCACTCCATCACTCTGTAGATGGTACTTTACAACAAGCCGATCATACTCCTTAGACACTAATCTTATCGGCATATTGATTATGTTCATTAGAACAACACATCTTGATTAGCTACCGCCCACTTAGTGAAGGCTTGTGTTGATGCTAAGTCAGGGTTCTTCCTAGTGGCATAGCTCACTCCAAGTACACCGAACTCAGCAGGCATACGATCAAAGTACGTTATGCACTTTGAGAAGTTGTTGTCATTAGCCCGATCAGCCAATGAACCACTGATTGCATACAATGTAGCAGGGTCAGTAGGGACATCTGCCTTATCAGGATGCAACAGGATGTTATCTATGTTAGGCAACTTACGCCATATCTTCATATAGCCTACGAACTCAGCCGAAGCACCCTCGCCTACTGCACCTTTGAAGCACTCATACTCAATCTCTGATGATACGATGCCAAGTATATTAGATACACCCTCTACCCAACTACGAGGTGTTGGAGACTTAGGCTGTTGCGGATCAAAGTTATGCAACAAGTCAGTCCGAAAGCGTATAAAGCTAATCAACTCAGGCTTTACATCGTTGTCGATAGCCCACTTACACCAGTCATCAAGGCTGGTGTCTAGCTCTAGCTCTGTTTCTCTGTCTGCAAGATGTAACAGAGTGCGATTAACACCTGACTTATCCTCAACCCTGTTACTGGTTGAGACTATCATGCATCCATCGGACAGCTTGTGTCCATGAAGCTCTCTAGCCTGCTGTAAATTAGCGATGATCTTCTGTAAGTCAGGCCCACACTGACCCCTATCATCAAGCAACAGTATACAATTACCCTCTTTAGGGAACCAGTCTGGTAGGCGATAGTCAAAACTGTCACCATCTACACTAGGGTAGGGTATACCAAAGTCCTCTACCAACATAGTCGGCATGTGCTTGTGTATCACACTTATACCAAGCTCCTCTGCAACTTGATTCACAACGGAAGTCTTACCTCCACCACAAGCTCCAGTAATAACCACTGGTCTCTTGGTTGAGTTATAGAAATCCGCAACAGTCTGCTTTACCTGTGCAATTCTCATTTGTTATTCTCCTCGTATTCGATAGTGGCAAACCATTCATTCAACTCTGCTTCCAACTCTTTAGGCATATCGTTATCTAGCCTAATTAGTTTATTCGGCTTGTCGCTCCACTCTACGACAACCTGAAAACTTGT